CGGGAGAGCCGTAAACGCCAAGTGGGTCTGAAACACCAAAGCTGTAACGCTCACGGGCCTTGTAGCGAACATTGCCTGTGTCAAAGTCACCATCCATAGATGTTGACATTGCTGTACGGACAAAGTGCTTCATGCCGTTTGGAACATCAGTTGTCAGGAAGAAGGCATCGTTATCAAGCAAGTAGTGGTTGACACGATATCCCTGAGCAATTGAACCGTTTGAGCGCAGTGCATTGATGTCGTTATCGGCAGTTCCGACACGAAGATCAGTCTGTAGCAAGCGAGTTGCAACAAACATTAGTGCTGGTGGAACAATCAGCTTTTGAGGACGGGCGGCTACAAGTAACCCACGCTCGTCAACAAACGCAGCAATGTTAATTACTGCATCCTCAAGAGATGTTTCGTTCAAGTCAGCAGCTACTGCTGGACGGTTGGCGTTTACACCACCCTGTACAGTCGGGTGATTAGCATTAAACAGAGTAACGCCATCGCCAGATGTAAAGGTTGTGAAACCTGTGTTCAAGAGAGAAGCTGCTTTGACTTGCTTTGTGTAAGCCATAGCGCGAGCAAGAGCTTTTGTATAACGAGCTGAGAGCGCATCGTACAAATTATCTTCCATTGCTTCTTCTGTTACAGAGAAGCCCATTCCCACTGTTTCGTGGTTGTAACGGGCAGTGAAGGACTCTTGAGCAGAATCATATGAAATCGCAGAACCTTCAGGTTTAACTGGTGCAGCACCAAAACCTGACAGTTTGACCTCTTCCTCAAAGCTTCGCTCTGAAGTTTCAGTTTCGTAAATTTCTGCATGTTCGTTTTCGTACTTTGCGTACTCCATACCAAACAATGCATTTAGACCCGGCAAAAGCTCCTTTAATAGTTGTGCGCGTGAAATAGCCATCAGTTACACTCCTTATGCTGAGCCAGTTGTGGAAGAGTGCTGATGGTAATTAAACTTACACACCAGAATCGGGAATGAAGTACCCTTTTCATCACCCTGATCGCCACCGAGATAATCGATGATACGAATTGGGTTCTCAGCATCTGTGCTGATTTCAGAAATGTCCAAAGCTACACGACTAATGTTTAGTGTAGTATTTGGAGCTGTCTGAACGAAAAGTGTATTCTTGCCATAGACATCGCCAACATTTGTTGGAGCGCCATCCGCTTGGATGGTGAACAACGCATTAGGGTCGTCTACTACAAACGCCATTGCGTCAGACGCAACGGTACTAGCAGGCCATTTTTGTGAAAACACTTTTTGACCTGAGTTAGGATCGGTGAATGAACACCCCATGAAAATACCGACCATATCGATGGCAGTAGAATCATCACCTGTAGCGGCCTGCTTCTGAATGGTTGTCGTTGTACCATTATCTACAAGCATGGCGACATCGCCAGTGCAGATATTGGTAGCGTAACCTGACAAAATTGGGTACTGGCGGAATACTTCCAAAGAACCAGAATCCAATTTACCAATCGGGCGCAGACCGAAGGGAGCAGCAACTGAAGACATTTAGTCTCTCCTTCTTAATCTACTCATTATTAACACGGTAAGCACCCACCATTGACTACTTACCAAACGAAGTTTTGGTTGACCTTTCAGGCTGCATCATTGGCATACGAGCGTCAGACTGTTTTAGGTAGCTGTTGTCTACCGCATCAATCTGATTAGCATTCATGCCATCATGCGCTTCCCTTCTGGAATCAACATATTCGGTTGAGTTCTCGCAAAGTAGCAATCCTCCAACCTCAACATTACCTTGAAATCGAGAATCGATATCAGGCAACACTTGTAATTCAGGATGGTCCTCTGCCTTAACTGGCGTCCAACCCTCACGAAATTTAGCCGATACATTGGTGTTGTCACTATTCCCCAAAGTCGATGTGCGAATCCAGCGGTACTCTACACCATTGCGTGATTCGGGGGTCGGTAACATGCCCGGTCTTTGCCAAGTTTTCTTACGAGCCTCTACTTCACGAGTCTCGCTTGTGCGTGGGGTTCTGTTAGACATTAGATGCCTCCTTCAAGAGTTGCGCCGCATATTGTTCTGCCGTAAGGCCAAGGCGCTTGGCGAGAGCGACTTGTGTTGAGGTTAATTGCACTCTGCGTGGTTTTTTTGCACTCCGCTGGGCGGGGGCAACCACGGAACCAGTTTGGCGGGCAGGTGCTTCCTCAATTTGCTCATCAAACTTGTCTGGGAATGTTTTACGCATTGCTTCATCAATGCGCTCATAATACTGATCGCTTTTTGTGTTGACACCTTCTTTAACAAGTTTTTCATGTACACCAAAAGCATAACCTGTCATTTCGCT